ATGCTTTGGACGCCAAGATGGAACTTTAAGGCAACAAGGTTACGCAACCAATACAATGAAATCGGCAGACGCAGAGAAGTTGGAAAAAGTTGTGAAGCGTCCATCTCTCACATTAGTTGGAATGTCTACACCATCAGAGTTTATGCAAGCTATTGGTGGAGGTGATGTTGCATCTGGATTGCTCAATCGTTTTATAATTGTGAAGTCTGAAATTGGTGTGCAGATGTCCCAGAAGAAAAGAAGGTCAACAATATCTGATCGACTTGCTACTTGGGCAAAGGATCATGCCAATGCAAATGAAGGTGACTTAGATACTGGCAACAGCCATGACATGCCACCACATCCACTAGAAGTTGCATTTACTCAGGAAGCTGAAGATCTTCTGCGTGAGTATGAGCAGAGATTGGTTAACGCAATTAAGAAGGAGACAGGTACAGGTCTGGAGGCTATGTACAATCGTAGCCGTGAGATTGCCATGCGTTTGTCTCTGATCATTGCTCGGTCAATGGGTCAGGACGAAATAGGTTCAGATGCAATGCAGTGGTCTATCGATTATGTAGATCACTATGCAATCCAAACTATCGAGATGTTCAGGTCTAATATGTCAGAAGGACCATTTGAGGCGGCATGTAAGGCAGTCTACGCACGAATAGAAAAGGCTGGGTTAACTGGCTTAACTGAACGTGAGTTAGCCAGAAGTGTATCTTCTTTTGCAAATATGGATAGGCGCAGACGCGCTGACATTCTCGATGCACTGCAAACTGACAGAGGTATTGAGTGTAGAAATCAAAACGAAGGTGCAAAGGGTAGGCCAAGGTTTGCTTACTTCTCACCACCAATAAATTAAGAAAGGAGTTGAGATGTCAAATTTAAAAGTTTTACCAATTAAATCTGTTGATACTTACAATTGGTTATTGAAGAAACATTATGCAAAAAGAATACCAAACATAACAAATGCATTTGGATTGTTTGATGAATCTGAACTGATTGGTGTTGTGACTTATGGCATTCCCCCATCCCCCGCTCTTTGTATGGGTGTTTGTGGCGAGGAACATTCAAGTAAAGTAGTAGAGCTAAATAGATTATGCCTACAAGATAATGATAAGAATCAATCTTCTTTTCTAATATCTCAATCTTTAAAGATGTTACCAAAACCAAAAATTGTAATTTCATATGCTGATATAAGTCAGGGTCACGTTGGATATGTTTATCAGGCAACTAATTTTTTATACACTGGCCTGAGTGCAAAGAGAACAGAGTGGAGGATTATAGGATCAAACCTACATTCCAAAACCATCACTGAACAAAGCACAATCGAAGAAAGAAAAAGCAATCCAGACAAATATGAATACATAGATAGGCCACGCAAACATAGGTATATTTATATTGTTGGAAGTAAAAAGGATCGAAAACTTTTAACTAAGTCTTTAAACTACGATCAGTTTCCTTACCCTAAAGGTGAGACAAAACAATATAACTCTGGAAGTAAAGTTATTACTCAAATGGTATTAGAATTATAAGAAAGGAAAACAAATGGCTAAATGGGCTACGAGCAAAAATATAGAAGAAGCAACGCGAGGTGACATCCTCGACACTGCCAAAAAATATGTAACGAAAGATAGGGCGTCTGATCATGGAGACATGGAGGATAACTTCAAGATGATTGCAGACTTCTGGTCAACTTACTTAGGTGTAGATGTAAAGACACATGATGTAGGCGTTATGATGAACCTCCTGAAAGTTGCACGAATCAAATCAAATCCAGAACATTCTGACAATTGGGTGGATGGAGCTGGCTACATGGCGTGTGGAGGTGAGATTGCAAGTAAACGAAAAAGAACTACAATCCCGAAACTTGATGCCAATGGTAAATTCGAAAAGCATAAGGAGGCGTTATGACTTTCTACACAATGCTTGTCCTGACATATGTAATAGATGGTACAGAGATCCAAAAGAAAACTTTGTATAGAACTGCGTATGAGTGTGGCAATGCACTGCCAGAAGCATACAAACCATATGAGGATATGGATAGCATGGGTCAGTGTATAGAGACAGATAAGGTATCGTCTAGCACTCTCATGCCAAAACTAAGACCGATTGATTTAGGAAAATAGTCGTGTAAGGTGGCGGTTATATTCGTATTAATGTTAGCGCATTTGGTAGCGAATATGCCTGAAGTGAGATCTGATATTAACATGCCCGATAATAACTGATTTCATTTAACCACCTTACCGCATAACTATAAAGTTTGATGATGTCTAAGGCAATAAAAAAAGACCCACCTTTGCAGTGCGAAACCTGGCCAAGTGGGTCTAGTTTAGTAAGACAAGGATACAGGAAGAGAAAAGAAAAGATCCTTTATCGAGCAGTCAAATTCTTCTTATCACAAAACCATCAGTCCTACAACTACAATTAAAAGTGTGGCAACTAACAGAAATCCAGAGAAGATTTCCTTTGTCAGTCCAACATTAAATAGTAGCTTTGGTTTCTTATCGTGTACTTCAATGTGACCACGCAAGTTAATTGATATCCACTTGCCACTTTCGATGGGAACTTCACCTGACTGTGTGTATACCCACAAACTCTTATGGCCTAACCTTTTGCCTGAGTTCATCTTAATCCAATCAGGGAAGTCATTGGTAAAGGTTATGTGGTTGAAACCTTTAAACTTCCATCTCTTAATAATCATACTCATTCCTTTCTAAACTTCTTGAAATATTTCTTCTGCCAGATGTAGTGGCAGTTCGATTGTGGTTACCCTATAGTCACACTTAGGGCAAACCTTTCGACGTTTTGTAGTTAAAAATCCAAAGGCAGAATGCGCCCTAGAATCCTTTGCCGCTAGTTTTTCATTACGACAGTGAGGGCAATAACTAGACGACAATTTTTTTATTGGTTCCATTTTAAAATCCTAACCAACGCTTTAGTCTTGGAAACCAATTGCTTGGCTTGATGTCTTCTTCCATTTCCTCAAGCGCATTTTTAAGAGATTGCATTTCACTTGCTTGCTTCTCTCTTTCTGTTTGAACTGTGTCAGGCTCACCAAATGCAACACCAACGGATGCAATCTGATCGATAACACTTGGCTTGCCATATGGTATTTCCTTAACAGCTATGCGGTTCATAACTGACGAAGGCGAACGATTTAAAGCTCTGGAGATTTCCTTGGTAGATACCTTGGCTTCTCGCATTAATACAAGCTCTGCGTCCTCCGCTTGTGTCCAATATTTATAACCCATTTTTATTCTCCTTTTTTCTTTTAGATACAATTTTAACGTCATTAAAATACCTTCTGGCATCATGTGGGTGGTTCCATGAGATCATATTTTTTAACCACTCTTTGGTTTCGTGAAATGTGGGTTGGCCTTCACTGTCGCCATACATATCTTGTCCAACCTCAATTGTGATTTCAAATTTAAAAGTTTCCATTACGCCACCTCCGCATTGAATGTTTTCTCTACAAATTGGCGTAGGTTTTCAAATTTTTCCTCTTCACCATCAAGAACATAAAGATCATTAGCGGCATTACCGCCTTCGTCATGTAAGATATGACCACTAGCAACAAGTGAACCAAATGTTCCTTCGGCTTGCTTTTGTGACCAACCAGATTTCACAAGGTCGCTTGCTTGTACTACTGGCATTGGGTCGTCCATCATGTCTTCAATGCACTTAGCACCAGTGTTTTCCATGCCAGACTTGACAAGAACTTCCATTGCTTTTGTTTGATTTTTAGTAAGGCAATTTGTATTGCCCTCATTGCCGTGAAAGATTTCAGTACAGTAAGCAACACTGTCTATCATTATGATGCAATCAAAGTTTGGATAGTTTTCAATTTCATCGCGTGTGGCAAAGATGTGTTTGATATCCCAACCACCAACTGCATTAGTTTCTTCCATTTTGCCGTGATACATTACAGGCTCTGGGTTAGATGTGTAAATTTCAAAAGGGCGGTATCCCTTGTCCCAAAGTGTATTGATTTCAGTTTGTGTAATATTAAGTGACATTATACTGTCTCCTCTAATTCAGCATATATCTCTGCATGTTCAGTTGCTAACTCTTGAAATACGTTAGCTTTTGCATCTTTCAGTGAAGAGTAAGAACAGCCTTCTGTATGCCATTGAATTTCACCATCATTAACAACACTAACAATATTAATGTCGTGATCACGATGGTGTCCTACAACTTCATAGTATCCTGAAAATACTTTTTTAATTCTTAATTTTTCGATATATGTTTTCATTTTCTTATTCCTTTTCTCTTTCTACATACATTATGTAGCATACTGTATATAGTATAGCAATAGGAGAAGTGAATAAAAATAAAAAAAGTTTAAGACATATCCATCTTAACTGGTAAGTACCAACCCTTACGGCGATCTCGCTCACCCTCGTTGAAGTTGCGCTCCCATCTGAGGACGTTCACAATATCACAGCTTTCAGAGGCTACCATACATGCAATCATCACAGCCACTGGATCTCCTCCACCAGCCCACAGTAGATAGTCATCTTCACTAAACGACTGAAGGATAACTCTCGCAATGTTTATAGCTCGGCTCGGATTAAACTGTGGTTTCTCGTCAGGCTCAAAGATAACCTGTAACTTACCATACTTCGTGGCGTCAGATAAATCTGGAGTCCACCCAAACTTATTTTTTCTGGGTCGTGTCACAACGTAAACTGTACTCATATCTGTTCCTTTCTCACGTTTTTATTTATGGCAGTATTTATGGCAGTATTTATGGCATACTATTTTTTGTCCTTTTTATCAATAAAATAAGGGCGAAAGTGATTTATGGCATTTTTGGCATATATGGCAGATACCCCCTAATAGATCCCCCCTATTTTTTACCCCCCCATACCTATACCTGTGGGGGAGAAGGGGGGGGTATGACAGTATGACATAAATAATAATAATAATAATATATATATATAATAACTATATAAATAAGGAGTATAGAGTAGATGAATTATGGCAGATTTGGTATATGCCATAAATATGCCATAAATGACATAAATAGATTTTTGATCTGATACTTTTCTTTTTTTAAGAGTTAGGCTATATTTCGTTAAATACAGCTAACCACTGAAAAGAAAGGTCAACACTATGTCAGATGTCAAAACTAAAAATCCAGTCGGTAGACCGAAGTTCGAGATCACCGATGAAGTTTTGCTTAACGTAGAAAATCTTATGACCAAGGGA